AAGAGATATAACAGATCACTTTGTTACTGAGAATGATTTGGGAAATAACATGCAAAATTTTGTAACAGGAGAATGTCTTTCAGTTATTTTAAAAAGACAAGTTTTTGATAATACAAACCCAAATTTTGAAAAATGGAAAAGTACTGGTTGGTCTCGATATATCAAAACTTTAAATTACACAAAAACGAACCCTAGACCTACAAAGGTGATAGAATTTAACACCAAAGCCTCAGTTGAAAGTGGGGATAGTGGTTCGCTAGTTATGCATGACAATAATAAAGTTCAGAGAAAATTTATAGGATTAATATTTGCAGCAGGAGATCAAGTATATGTCAATGTTATAACAAAAGAGGATATTGAGAGTGTAGCAAAGAGATTTGATCCTACAACAAAAATAGTTGTTACAGTAACATTAGAAGAGGTATTGCCAGAAGATCATGAATTATATAAAGTTTTTAAATATAAGGATCAATTATATAAAGGACCATATGGCAATGTGGGAATTTCTCAATCAGCAGGTTTTAGAAAAACACCAATTCATGGATGCTTTAAAGACAGTACAGAATATGAAGTTTTTCCAGCTATTCAGAATTTGAATGACCCTAGATGGAAAGAAGGTACAAGACATCCTTTTTATGTATCTTTAAATAAAACAGCTGGTGAGAAAAATCCAACATTTGATTTGAAAGAAGAAAAGTTTATGAAAAGTGCTTTAGAACATATGTATAAAGTCCATACACCTGGAATTAATCAAATTAGATCATTTAATACAACAGAGGCAATTGTGGGAGTAAGAATGAGAGGATCAACATCTATGAACACAAAAACAACACCAGGTTTACCCTACTCATTAGAAAGATCAAAAAAGGGTAAAACAGATTATATCCACTTTCATGAACAAACACAATCTTGGCAAATTTCAGATTTTGTTTTTAATGAAGTTAATCATTATGAAACTAGATATAATTTAGGTTTAGTACCATTAAATTATAAACACGAATTTTT